GCTGAAACAGTTAACTTAGCCACTATATCAAGTGATAGTAGATATGGGATACTCTCTAAGTCTGGTGCCGATGCGAAGAAAATGTTTACTGATAAAGTTGTACCTATATCAATAAATTACCCTTTCTTCTTTAAACCTATACAAGATGGTATGGATCGTCCAAAGTCTGAGCTTGCGTATAGAGTTCCAGCTAGTAAGTTTACTCGTAAGAAAATACAGGTTAACGAACAGCTTGAAGAGATAGCAGGTCTTGACACTACGATCGACTGGAAGAATACAGGTGATAATAGCTATGATGGTGAAAAGCTAAGTTTATTAGTACACGATGAGAGCGGTAAGTGGGAAAGACCTGATAACATATTAAACAACTGGCGAGTTACTAAAACCTGTCTAAGGTTAGGTAGTAGAGTCGTTGGTAAGTGCATGATGGGTTCAACTAGTAATGCGCTTGATAAAGGTGGGGATAACTTTAAAAAATTATACAATGATTCTGACGTATCAAGACGAAATGCTAATGGACAAACGAAGTCTGGGCTTTATTCTCTCTTTATCCCAATGGAATGGAACTATGAAGGATTTATTGACGAATACGGACTTCCAGTCTTTGATAATCCATGTGATGCAGAACGACTGGGACCAGACGGTGAACTAATAGATGTAGGTGTAATAACAAGCTGGGAAAATGAAGCTGATGGTTTAAGAGATGATCAAGACGCTTTGAACGAATTTTATCGTCAATTTCCTAGAACAGAAGAGCACGCGTTTAGAGATGAGACTAAAAACAGTATATTTAATTTAATTAAAATATACGAGCAAATAGATTATAACGAAGGTAGTATTCATAATGCGCCTTTTACTGTTGGTAGTTTTTCTTGGGAAAATGGGATTAAAGATACGAGAGTTATATTTCACCCTGATCCCACTGGTAGATTTAAAGTAAGCTGGGTACCTCCATCTCATTTACAAAATAAACAGTTTACAAAAAATGGTATTAAGTTTCCAGGTAATGAACATGTTGGAGCATTTGGATGCGATAGTTACGACATTAGCGGTACTGTTGATGGTCGCGGTTCTAAAGGAGCTTTACACGGACTAACGAAATTTTCTATGGAAGAAGCGCCATCAAGCACGTTCTTCCTAGAGTACATAGCAAGACCACAAACCGCAGAGATATTTTTTGAAGACGTATTAATGGCGTTAGTATTTTACGGTATGCCTTTACTTGCAGAGAACAATAAACCAAGGCTACTATATTACTTAAGACGTAGAGGCTACAGAGGGTATAGCATGAATAGACCAGATAGAACTTGGAAAAAAATGTCCACTTCAGAAAAAGAAGTTGGTGGCATACCAAACTCTAGCGAAGACATTAAGCAAGCTCACGCGGCCGCTATAGAGATGTACATTCAAAACCACGTTGGTCATCTTGGTGATGGTCAGTATGGAACCGTATATTTTAATGAGCTACTAAACGATTGGGCTAAGTTTGATATAAACAAAAGAACTAAACATGATGCTTCGATAAGCTCTGGTTTAGCTATCATGGCTTGCAACAGACACCTATATGCACCAAACGCTAAAATAGAAAAAACACCTTTGAATTTGAATATATCTAAATATGATAATAAAGGGTATAACTCCCAAATAATAAACAAGCATGGCTGAGTCAGTATATGTTAATTTTCCATCTCAAACTGTTTCTGATCTTGAAAAGATGAGTTTAGAATATGGTTTGAAAGTAGCTCAAGCTATCGAGCATGAGTGGTTTAAAGGTAACCATTCTAACAGATATCTTGATACTCAAAACTCATTTCATAGATTAAGATTATACGCAAGAGGCGAGCAGTCTATACAAAAATATAAAGATGAATTATCTATTAACGGTGATTTATCTTACCTTAATTTAGATTGGAAGCCAGTGCCTATTATACCTAAATTTGTAGATATAGTTGTTAACGGCATGTCTGAGCGTATGTTTAACATAAAAGCATATTCTCAAGATCAATACGGCGTTAGTAAGCGAACCGAATACATGGAGTCGATACAGCGTGATATGAGATCAAGACGATTTAACGATCAAGCACAAGAGATGTTTAACATGGATCTTTACGAAACAGATAAAGATCTACTACCAGATACTATAGAAGAGCTTGAGCTACACATGCAGCTTACTTATAAGCAGGCGGTAGAGCTAGCAGAAGAGCAAGCTATCAACGTTCTTTTAGAAGGCAGTAACTATGATTTAATTAGAAGAAGAGTTTTATATGATCTTACTGTACTAGGCATAGGATGCGTAAAAACTAATTTTAATTTTAGCGAGGGTGCAAAAGTTGAATATGTTGACCCTGCTGATTTAGTTTATTCTTATACTGAGTCTCCATACTTTGATGATATATACTATATAGGTGAAGTAAAAACAATACCTATTAACGAGTTGGCAAGAGAATTTCCTCATCTTACAGCTAGTGATTTAGAGGAAATAAAAAAATCGTCTTCAAAGAGATACTACGGAACATACGGTAGACACATACAAGAGGCCGATGACAATAAAATAAAAGTATTATACTTTAATTTTAAGACGTATATGAACAGCGTTTATAAGATTAAAGAGACTGGAACAGGTGGATACAAAGCTATAGAAAAACCAGACACGTTTAATCCACCAAATAATAAAGAAGGAGGTTATTCTAGAGTACAACGATCTGTAGAGTGCTTATTTGAAGGCGCTATGGTTTTAGGTACTGATAAGTTAATTAAGTGGAATAAAGCCGACAACATGATGCGTAGTAAATCTGACTTTAATAAAGTTAAGATGAATTATTCTCTTGTAGCTCCGCGCATGTATGAAGGTAAAATTGAATCTTTAGTTAGTAGAATTACTGGGTTTGCTGATATGATTCAGCTTACACATTTAAAATTACAGCAAGTCATGTCGCGCATGGTACCAGATGGTGTGTACCTTGATGCAGATGGTCTTGCTGAAGTTGATTTAGGCAACGGCACAAACTACAATCCACAGGAAGCGCTTAATATGTTTTTCCAAACAGGTAGTGTAATTGGTAGAAGCTTTACTGCTGATGGTGATCAAAACCCTGGTAAAATACCTATACAAGAAATATCTAACGGAGCAGGGGCTGGTAATAAGCTGCAAGCGTTAATTGGTAATTACAATTATTATTTACAAATGATTCGTGATGTTACCGGATTAAATGAAGCTAGAGATGCTAGCGTACCAGATCCTAAGTCATTAGTTGGTGTGCAGAAGTTAGCTGCAGCTAATTCTAATGTAGCTACGCGTCACATTCTTAACGCAAGCTCTTTTTTAACGGTCTCTATGGCTGAAGCTTTATCTCTTAGAATATCAGACATACTTGAATATTCACCAACTGCCGATGCGTTTGTTCAAGCTATAGGAGCGCATAATGTAGCTACGCTAAAAGAGATGTCTGAGTTACATTTGTATGATTTCGGTATATTTATTGAATTAGAACCTGATGCTGAAGAAAAGCAATTGTTAGAAAACAATATACAAACAGCGTTAGCTCAACAGTTAATAGATTTAGATGATGCTATTGATATACGAGAAGTTCGTAATGTTAAATTAGCAAATCAACTACTAAAGATCAAACGAAAGAAAAAACAAGAACGAGATCAAAAAATTGAACAAGAGAACGCACAAGCGCAAGCACAAGCAAATGCGCAAGCTCAACAAACCATTGCTCAAGCTGAGATGCAAAAAAATCAGGCAAAAGCTCAAGCGGACTTGCAACTAGAAGCAACAAGAAACGAGGGTAAATTAAAACATCTACAAGAAGAAGTTAGATTAAAGAAAGAGCTTATGGCTTACGAGTTTGAATTAAACCAAAAACTACGTAGCCAAGAACGTTCGCAAACTATGAACGTAGAGCAGATGAAAGAGGACGGTAAAGATAGGAGAGAAAATATGAAGCAAACGAGTAAAAAGTTTGAGTCTTCAGGTAATGATATACTAGGAGGCGGAATGGGTTTAGATAAGTTCAACCCACAAATTGGTAATTAATTATATAATATTTTATGATGGAACAAGAAAATCAAACAGATCTTGAGGATGTAATCCAAGAGGTCGAAAATGAAACACCTCAAGAAGAGGTTGCTGAAGAAAAACCCGAGCTTGATTTAAGCAAATTTGATAGCGCAGATGATCCTGACGTTATTAAAGTAGATTTATCTCAACCGGTAACAGAGGAAACTGCACCTGAAGAAGTGGTTGCAGAACCTGTCGATGAAAACGAAGTCGAAGCGCCAGCGTTAGAAGAGATAACAGATGAAGTAGAAGCGCTTGAAGAAGAAGTTATAGAAGCTCTTGATGAAGCTGAAGAAACTGGTAGCGCTATACCTGAGAGTGTTCAGAAGCTGCTTGACTTTATGGAAGACACTGGTGGAGATATCAATGATTATGTAAGACTAAATAGAGATGTTCAAGACTTAGATGATCAAGATGCTCTACGTGAGTATTATAAAGATACTAAACCTCATTTATCTTCTGAAGAAGTAGACTTTTTGATGGAAGATCAATTTGCCTATGATGAATCAATAGATGATGAGCGTGATATAAAGAGAAGAAAATTAGCCCGAAAAGAGCAAGTTGCTGAGGCTAAAGCCTATTTAGACGGGCAAAAGTCTAAGTACTATGAAGAAATTAAAGCTGGAAGCAAGCTCACGCCTGAGCAGCAAAAAGCTATGGATTTCTTTAATAGATATAATAAAGAGTCAGAGCAAACTCAAAAAATTGCTGAAAAACAAAAGTCTGTATTTAACAAAAAGACCGAGCAGGTTTTTAATGACAAATTCAAAGGTTTTGAATATAGTGTTGGAGATAAAAAATACAGATTCAATGTTAAGAACACGGATCAGGTAAAGCAAAGCCAAAGTGATATTAATAACTTTGTTGGAAAGTTTCTAAACGAAGAGAACACGATGGAAGACGCTAGAGGTTACCACAAAGGTCTATACACAGCAATGCACGCTGACGCTATTGCTCAACATTTTTATGAGCAAGGTAAAGCAGACGCAATAAAAGAAACAATTGCTAAATCTAAGAATATCAACACAGATGCTAGAGGAGCATATAGTGCACCTCAATCTGGAGGCATGAAGTTTAAGGTACTGGGTGATGATTCTGATTCTTTTAAATTTAAGATTAAAAGTAAAAACAAAAAGTAAATTAAGAAAAAATGGCAATTACAGGAGGAGCGTTACTTAACAAAGTCCCAACTGCACAGCAGCAGACTTTAGCAAGTAACTACATTGACTTCGCAGGCGGTTCAACTGGCTGGGAGCAACAATATTTACCAGACCTAATGGAAAAAGAGGCTGAAGTGTTCGGACAAAGAACTATCTCAGGTTTCCTTTCTCAAGTAGGTGCTGAAGAGGCGATGACGTCTGACCAAGTTGTTTGGTCTGAGCAATCTCGCTTACATTTATCGTACATTGGTACAGTAGCTACTGCTGGTGATACTAATGGTACATTCACAGTTGTAACTGATATTGACGGTTCTGCTGACGGTGAAAACGGTTTTGCTGTAGCTAATCACGGTGTTCGTGTAAACGATATCGTACTTATCGCTACTGCAGGTATCGTAACTAAGTGTTTAGTTGTAGAGACTCCAGCAACAGCTGTTATCTCTGTTGAGCCTTACGACAAGGCTGATCTAACTGGACACGCTACAACTGCTAGTGGTTCTGTACTATTAGTTGTAGGTTCTGAATATGGAAAAGGCCAGAAGTACAGTGATATCACTGGTACAGCTGCTGCTGATAAGCGTACTGCTTTAACTCCAACATTCAAGTCGTTCAGCAACAAGCCAATCATTATGAAGGATTACTACGAGATCTCTGGATCTGATACTTCTCAAGTTGGTTGGGTTGAAGTTACAGGTGAAGAAGGTCAATCAGGTTACCTATGGTACCTAAAGGCTTCAGGAGACACTCGTGCTCGTTTCACTGATTACTTAGAGATGGCTATGCTTGAGTCTGAGAAGACAGAGGCTGCTTCTATCATTGGTTTTGCTGACGGACAAATACGTGGCTCTGCTGATGGTGGTGCAGGTAGCGCTGGTACTGAAGGTTTATTCGCGGCGATTGAGTCTCGTGGAAACGTAACTTCAGGTGTTACTGGTGTTAACGCGGCTACTGACTTAGCTGAGTTTGATGCTATTCTAGCAGAGTTTGATAAGCAAGGTGCTATTGAAGAGAACATGATGTTTGTTAACCGTTCGACTAGCCTAGCTATCGATGATATGCTTGCGTCTATGAACTCTTACGGTGCTGGTGGAACTTCTTACGGAGTGTTTGAAAATGACGAAGACATGGCTCTAAACCTTGGCTTCTCTGGTTTCCGTCGCGGATCTTACGACTTCTACAAGTCTGACTTCCGTTACTTAAACGACAAAGCAACTCGTGGAGAGATCAACCGTATTGCTGGTTCTGCTGCTATTCGCGGTGTTATTATTCCAGCTGGTACTTCAACTGTATACGATCAATCACTAGGTAAGAACCTTAAGCGTCCTTTCCTACACGTTCGTTACAGAGCTTCTAATACGGATAATCGTAAGATGAAGACATGGGTGACTGGTTCGGTTGGTGCTGCAACTTCAGCGCTTGACGCGATGCAGATTCACTACTTATCTGAGCGTTGCTTAGTAACGCAAGGAGCAAACAACTTCATGTTAATGAAGTAAGATTATATTTGATGAAACTACCCTGCCTTCGGGTGGGGTAGTTTTATATTAATTTTTATTATATTATATTATGGCAAAAAAGAAAAAAGAAGAGGTTGTAGATCAACCCGTAGAAAACGTAGCTGTTGTTGAAGAAACACCTGTTACAGAAGAGACTTATGTTGAACCTAAGAAGAAGCGAGCTGGTGATACTACTAAAAAGTTAGGTGACGGCTGGGAGTTTAAAAATAGAATATATAGACTTAAAGGTAGAAAAAAGCCTTTGTCAAGATCTATTAGAAGTGCGAACGTTCATTGGTTTGACGAAGAAAAAGGTTACGAAAGAGAACTTAAATACTGTTCTAATCAAAGAACATGTTTCGTAGACGAAATGAAAGGTGACCAACGTATGGAGCATATTGTGTTTAGAAACGGTATGCTTATAGTGGAAAAAGAAAAAACTATATTACAAAAGTTTTTATCTTTGTATCACCCAGATAGGGACATAATGTACTACGAAGAAAAGCCAGTAAGAAAAGCAGAAAATGAAATTGCTTGGCTTGAAATGGAGGTTATGGCGTTAAATAGCGCTATGGAACTAGAAGTTGATATGGCAGAGGCTGTATTAAGAGCTGAGATTGGTTCTAAGGTATCTACGATGAGTTCTAAGGAGCTTAAGAGAGATTTGATACTATTTGCTAAGAGAAACCCTAAGTTGTTCTTAGAATTAGTTACTGATGAAAATGTAGTACTAAGAAACTTTGGTATTAAAGCAACTGAACTTAATATCATCAAGCTATCTCCTGATCAAAGAACCTTTACATGGGGATCGAACGGTAGAAAATTAATGACAGTTCCTTTTGATGAACACCCATATTCCGCGTTAGCGTCTTGGTTTAAGACAGACGAAGGTATGGAAGTTTATACAAATATAGAAAAACGATTAAAATAATAATCAACGGTGATGCAACTACCCTTCGGGGTGGTTGCAAAACTACAAAAAAAGAATTATGGCAATAAGTGTAGACACAGTATATCAAAGAGTATTAGCCCTTGCAAACAAAGAGCAACGTGGTTATATAACTCCTCAGGAGTTTAACTTATTGGCAAACCAGGCTCAAATACAAATATTTGAAACATATTTTTACTCTAAAAATTTAAAACAGCTTCAAGAGCCTAACAGAACAAACGAAGTTGATGAGACTGATATACAAGAATTAATAGATAGAAAATTAGCACCGTTTCAATCATTTGAAACCGTAACAAGCGGGCATACATTTCCAGCTACTGTTGGAGCTGATGGAATACAGTATGATGTTTTTCAAACAGGTATGGTTTTTCTTGGCGACGAACCTTGTCAAAAAGTATCTATGCACGATGCGCAGCGTCTGAAGAAGTCAACAAGGCATATGGCATCTACTGCTGATCAAGCCCCTTTCTATACTGACAACAGACTGAGTGGTAGAGATATTATTGTGTATGCCGGTAGCACAAGTGAAGAAACTAGCAATGTTACTGTAGAGTGTTTTAGAGTACCAAAAACAGTTAACTGGGCTTACGTTGTTGTTAATGGTAAAGCAATGTATAATTCTACTTTAGCTGTAGACTTTGAGCTACACAAAGCAGAGACAGACACCGTAGTTTACAAGATATTAGAACTAGCAGGTATAGTTCTTAACAAACCTGGTCTAGTACAGATAGCTGCTGGTAAAGAAGCTTCTGAATTAGCTATTCAAAAAATCTCATAATGGGTATATTAACTTCAGCAGAAAAAACATATTACTTAACAGGCGGTGACCATGGTAATTATAGGTTTATAAGTTTAACAGAAATTATAGACTCTTTTGCGGCGACATACGTAGGCGCAGGAAAACTGTGTGAAAACGTTGTAATGGCTGATATAACATTTCATGCAATACGATCGCTACAAGAATTAAGCTATGACACTCTTAAGTGTACAAAAGATTGGGAAGTAGTAGTACCAACCTCGCTTATGTTGGTCATGCCTGTTGATTATGTTAATTACGTAAACTTAGCTTGGAGTGACGCAAATGGTATACAGAGAACTATATACAGAACTTCTAAAACATCTAATCCTTTAGATATAAGCCACGAAGTGCAAGACTTTGGTGGTTTTGATACTAGCGCTTTAGGTGCTAACGATGATCTTACTACAGATGAAGACTCTACTACGTGGGGTAATTATAAGTCTCAGACTAATGCAACTGATATAGGTGATGTTGACTCAGACGAATTTGATGATACATATGGTGATTTAATAGGTGGTAGATATGGTATTGATCCACAGTACGCGCAGGCAAACGGTTCGTTTTATATTGATGACTCAGCCGGCAAGTTTCACTTTAGCTCTAACTTAGCAGGTAAAACTTTAGTGCTAAAATATATTAGTGACGGTATATCTACGTCAGCTGATAATACTTCTATAGATTTAAGCTCTTCACTAGTACCTAAATTCGCTGAAGAAGCAATATATAAGCATATTCTTTACGGAGTGCTTTCAGCAAGAAAAGACTCACAACAAGCTTTGTTAGCTCAAATTAAAAAAGAAAGATTTGCTGAAACTAGAAAAGCTAAACTTAGATTATCTAATTACAAATTAGAAGAACTTACACAAGTATTAAGAGGTAAGTCTAAAACAATTAAGCACTAACACATGCCAGTAGTAACACATAACTTTTCTCAAGGCAAGATGAACAAGGACATGGACGAGCGCCTTGTTCCTAATGGTCAATATAGAGAAGCAACGAATATACAGATAGCTACTTCAGATGGTTCTAACGTGGGTACTGCTCAAACTTTATTGGGTAATATTAAACGAGATACTATAAAAGTAGATACTGCCCCTGGCTATGTCTATGATGTTGCAGATACATCTACAGTAGTTGGCTGTATTAGTGATCCAGCAACAGACAATATATATTACTTTGTTTCTTCTGGTGATTTAAATAACGCTGAAGGTTCTCCAGCTATATCTAAAGACTATATTATACAGTTTGATACTGTGGCAAGAAGTCTAAAATATGTTTTCGTAGATATATTTAAAGTAAAAGTTACTATTGCGCAGGCTAGCACTAGTAGCCAAGAGTTTTTATATATACCTAAAGGAAGTGACGTAACAAACCAAGCCGGTGGCACTCACCTTGCTAGTGCATTTAACTTTACTGGTGTTAGAATAGGTATGCATGTTACAGGCGTACTAGGAGACAACACATATAGCGTTACTGATGATATTAGAGTATCAGATATTATATACAACGCTGGTAACTCTAGCTATAAAATAATGTTAGAGCAAAACGGCACTGCTTTTACGCCACCTACCGGTGTAGATGTTGGTGATGCTATAGAGTTTGTAGCACCAAGAGTTTTAAACTTTAACAAAAACGTTTATATTACCGCTATAAACATATTAGATGATTTTTTGTTTTGGACTGACAACGTGTCTGAACCAAAAAAAATAAGTATATCTAGATCTATAGCAGGAACAGGTGGTTTGAGATCAAGCAAGGGAGATACAAGTCCGTTAACAGGTTTTGCTAACGCCAATACGTCTCTTAGTTATATGACTTTTACTGGATCATTACCGTTTTTTAATACTAGACTAGTAACTAGAACTGGTTCAATGACTTTAGCCGGTTACTCGGTTGACATATTAGGAACACCAGCTGTCATTACTAGAAATGATAATAAACGACCTGTTTTTGTAGATGAAAGCCATATAACAGTAATAAAGCCATCACCTACACAAGCTCCAGTAATAGATGCTTTTAGAACTTCAGTACCTAGAGTTAACTCTTCTGGCGTAGAAAACCCATTGCACGGAACAATATCAAATAAATCATTCTTTGTAGATAACCAACCATTAAACAACGGAGATACCACTAGTTTTGCTCTTGACCAAGGTGCTCATTTTAAAAATGGAGATAGACTAAAACTTGTGCGACAGTCAGCGTCGACTCAAGGACCAATAGAGTTTGAAGATTACGATATTCTAGCAAGAGTAACAAGTAATGGTACTACAGATCCTGACTCTTTACACAGTGGCTACAACATAGAAATAATATCGATGAGCAGCGAAGTATCATCAGATGATTTAACTTGGTATGTTAGAATTGATCCAGGCGATACTTTGTTTGATTTTAAGTTTCCAAGATTTTCATACAGATATAAATTTGAAGATGGAGAATACTCTACGTTTGCTCCGTTTTCAGCGGTTGCTTTTTTAACTGGCCCTTACGACTTTATTCCAGAGCAAGGTTATAATCTTGGTATGATTAATCAAACAAAAAGTCTTAGAATAAAAGGTTATCACCCTCAAGAATTTGATATACCTCAAGATGTTGTAGAAATAGATATACTATACAAGGAAACTAATAATCCTACAGTATATATTGTAAAAACAATAAAGCCTAGCGATGGGCATCCTATGTGGCCAGATCAAGGAAACTCTTTTTCAACAACATCAAGAGGAGAGATAGTTTTAGATACAGATACTATTTACAGAACAGTACCTTCTAATCAACTACTTCGTCCTTACGATAACGTACCGCGTCTTGCGCAAGCACAAGAAATAAGCGCTAATAGACTTATATATGGTAATTACTTACAGAACTACACGGTAGAAAAAGATCCTAAGTTAATCGTAGGATTTGAGTCTATTAACACTAGTTTAATAGGTGGTGATTACGCGCCTCCGTCAGTAAAGTCTGATAGATTATATGAAGTTGGAGTAGTTTTTAGTGATAAATACGGTAGAGAAACGCCAGTAATATCATCTAAGGAGTCTACTGTAAAAGTTCCACATGCAGTAGCTGATAAAAGAAATAGATTAACTGTAAAGTTTGATATAGAAAACCTAGTTATTCCTTCTTGGGCGGAGTATTTTTCTTTTTATGTAAAAGATTCTTCTGACGAGTATTACAATATGACGATGGACAGATGGTATTATACGTCTGATGAAAACATATGGCTTTCGTTTCCTTCGTCTGAAAGAAATAAAATAACTGAAGACTCTTATATAACTCTAAAGAAAAACCATGGATCAAATGCTTACGCTGACAAAAAAGCTAGATATAAAGTTATAGATATATCTAATGAAGTACCAGACGAAGTTAAAACAACAAGACAAAACCTTGGTAGCATTGATGTTTTTGAAGGGGCTACAGCCGCATTTGATGCTGCTATTGGTGATGACCTTGAAAGTGGATATCCTGCTATAGGCGCAACCTTTATCACTGTAGATAGAACTTATTTTGAAGACGCTTTTGGAGATAACCTTCAAATAAAAACTCCTGATAATCTTCAGTTGCGCTTTTACGGACCAACTGATAATATGGCTTCTGAGTTATATCCCATAACAAACTTAAGTCAAATAGGTGATGAAAATGGAGATTACAGACTAAAAATTGAAGGCATGTTTGGTCCAGACGTTGAGTTTATATTAGGCTCTCAACAGAACCCTGAACTCATGCGTTCTGATCTTGTACTCACTTTATTTGCCGATGATACAAAAATGAAACCAGAGTATACTGGTAGATTTTTTGTAAAAATATTTAAAGACGATTTACTAGAGCAGTATATAATAGATCAAACAGACAGTCTTGATCAGCAATACGAGATTCTTGCTACGTGGGGTCTTAGGTATTTAAACAACAACGGTTATTGGAATGCGGGTATATATGGGTCGTCAGCTTTAGGTGTTGTACCATATAACGCAAAAGAGTGGGGAGCAGCTACTGGAACTAACTTTGAAATACTCCACGGATTTGCTGGTGCCATTGGTAGCACTTTAGCCCATCCTGGCCAACACCCTACAGAACACGTTTGGACTAATTATACTGGTGATGGTTTTAGTGATCAAACTGCTTATTATTGGGGAGGTGGAAGCGGTAGCACTTCTGATGACGCTAATGATAATTTTGATGTGTTTGGTGTTAGAGCAGGAGATTTATATTCTGACTTAGGTGGAGGAACATCAAGCGCTAGTGATGACATAGGTCCATTAAGTCCTTTAGTTGGTATTGGAAGTGGTTCTAATCAATCAGACGCCGAAGAATTTTGGTTAGGTATGGCTGGTCTTAAAGACTTCTTTATTGATGCGTGCACAGCATACTCTTGGACTGGTAAGGGTAATCAATCTGATTATGCGCCTGACGACGATACTCCTGGAAATAACTATACGAACAAAGAACACAAAGACGGTCAATCGTTTGATAAAAGCGAAACAGCTGCTCAAGAAGAAGATTCTGTAGCTCCACACTTTGGCACACATCAACATTTAGCAGGTAATACAGGTTATAGAAGAGGTCAACCAAGCAGAGGCATATGGGCTAATGGCGAGTGTATGGATATATCTTGGACTGGCATGGGCGCTGGGCATACAGGTGGCACGTTAAATAACAACGACTTTCCAATAGCTCACCAACTTAAAGATGTTCAAGACTCTAATATATACTCTGCGGCGTGGAAATTTATGAGGAAACTATGTACTCCAGGCACTAGGTTTAGGTTTCAACGAGATCCTGACGGTCAAGTTTATACAACAAAGTCTTTTCACAACTTTTCAGCTGGATCAAATGAAATAGGTTGGAGCAATCAATCGAATAATCCAGGCCACGATAAAGCGGAAAACAATAACTATAATGGTTCAGACACGGGTTTTGACGGATCAATATATTTTTCTGGAACTAATAAATACACTGGTGTATTTGGTATTAGAAACCACTGGACAAATAACCAGAATGATCAATATTATGGTCACAACTTAAGACAGCGCTGGACAATAGTAGTAGACCCACCTATAGGATCTCAAGGTTCTAAGTATAATCCTATACATGGTACTGATCCAAATATAGTAACTAGTACTGACGATCCAAAGTTTAGAAGAGCGTTAAGACATGATGCCGGCATGGGTGCGCAACCAGCAAACTCTTCTTATCCTACTGACAATAGAAAAGATGCAATACAAATTGTTAGACCTTTTGACGATGTAAACAGTGATCATTTTGCGTCTGATGCAGCGGTGTGGGAGACTGAGCCAAAAGAAGTTCCTGATCTAGATATATATTATCAAGCTAGTAATTTAAATCCTATTTACATTACAGATAAAACAAAAGAAAACGTAATACCAATAGGCTCTACTTTTACTACAAAATCATACCAGCTATTTCAAGACGCAACTCTTGACCCTGAGTTACAAGTAATCACACATACAGTTACTAGTTGGTCTGGTACTAACGAAATTACATTTACCCCTGCTACTAGCGGAATAAACGCGTATTTCCCATCAAGTGGTGTTTCGCAAAACACGGGAACTCAAAACAATATTACTGTTGAAAGGCCGGATGGTTCTAATCTTAATTTACACCTAATAGGTACGACTGGTAATGGTAACACTACTTTAAAAGTAAAAGGAACTCGAGGCACTGCTTTATCTAGTCAGCTAATATCTAGAGAATATAAGTTACCTTGGAGCAATTGTTGGGCTTTTGGTAATGGCGTAGAGTCTGACAGAATACGTGACGACTTTAACGCGGTGCAAATGGATACTGGCGTAAAAGCTTCTACTGTACTACCAGGTACTTTAAAAGAAGAGAGAAGAAAGCACGGTATGATTTGGTCTGGTATTTATAATTCTAATTCTGGCGTTAATGATACAAACCAATTTATACAAGCTGAGCCTATAACAAAAGATATTAACCCCGTTTACGGTAGCATACAAAGACTTTATAATAGAAACACAAGATTAATCATAATGTGTGAAGATAAAATCCTTAGAGCAGAGACTAACAAGGATATGTTATTTAACGCAGATGGTAATTCTCAAGTTGTAGCTAGCAACAAAGTCATTGGATCAGCAACAGCGTATCAAGGGAACTATGGTATTGGAAAAAATCCTGAGTCATTTGCGGCGACTCCTTACAACATATATTTTGCTGACGTATTTAGAGGTCATGTACTAGTTCTAAGTGGAGAAGGTGTAAGATCTATATCTAACAAAGGTATGAGAGATTATTTTGCTGACTTGTTTGCTAAAGACGTAGATAAAGTTGTTGGTAGTTATGACGTCAAAAAAGGTGAGTATAATATAGCCGTGTCTAAAAAAGTTAGTGCTTCACAAATACTACCTTCTGAACAAGCAGTAGTTTCTTTTAACGAGATGTCAGATGGGTGGACTAGCTTTAAAACGTTTTATGTAAGTTCTACTATAGGTGGAAACACTTTTTTTAGAACAATGGAAGATGGCATTAGCTTAAATAATAAATACTATACTTTTTTAAATGGCCATATATGGGAGCATCACGAAAACGAAACAAGAAATAATTTCTATGGTACTCAATACACTTCAGACGTAACCGTAATATTTAACGATAATCCAGAAAGCGTTAAGAGCTGGGGCGCTATAGCATACGAAGGTACTGCTGGTAGAATAACTAATTTCGATACAGAAAGCAGCAGCTCTTGGTTAACTGGTGATTATAGCTCTGGATATGGACTTGAAACAAACAGCTCTATAACAGACGGCGAATACTATAACATTGAAGCAACAACAGCTGGCTGGTATATTGACAACATATATACCAACTTACAAGAGTGTGGTGAAATTGAGTTTAAAAATAAAGAAGGTAAATACTACGGGTATCCTAGTGGAGTAACTACAGCATTAACTAATTTAGATGAAAGAGAGTTTACAGTTCAAGGTTTAGGTACTGCTTCATTAGCTCATAGCAGCCCTAGTCTTGGAGAAAGTTTAACAATAACAGTCGCAAATAATACTTCTACAAGCTACGTTGGAGCTGATGGTAGCGGTGATATTTGGGACGCAACAGCGGATTAATATGGCAGACTGGTACGTAATATCAAATACATTTGATGCGGTTGGTGGAACCGCTGAAGCCGGGCAAACGGTAGAGCTTGAAATCACAGCGATGAATCCAGATTCTACAGCTGCAAATGATTGGAGTGGTGCGTTTATTAAAAAAGAAAACTTTAAAATCGGTGGAGCTACGGAAAGTCCTACTAATACTTGGACTGGAGGTAACGTAGATACTCCAGTGTCTAAAGTAGTTTTTACAGATAATCCTGTTGATGGATCTTTAGTTGGAACACCTTTTAACAAGGTTAAAGCGACGGTACACTTAAACAGCTTTACTCCTTCTTCTGCATCTACTATATACGTAGATATAGACGAGCAAGATCTAGCGCCTGTGTTTAACGGAAGTCACGATTTTGTTTTAGAAACTACTGTAGAATTAACAGACGATTCTTTATCTAGCAACCATACTGTTACCAATGTAAACCTAACTGATATTACAGAAACAACTGTAACTGCTGGATCTGTGTTTAGAAACTCTGCGTCTTTTTTATATGGTTCAGCTACAAACGTTATACAAGAAATAACTTTTGTGGCTGATACAGGTTATTTCTATGAATACGTTCCAAGCAGTTTTGTGTTTACCTTTGGAAGTGTTTTACCAGGTAATATTAATAACTTGCTATACGTAGCAAGCGTACTAGATGAATCTATAACTGTTAATAGTTCTAATCAAATTACGGCGTTTACAGTAACAGTATTTGCAAACGTACTACCTTTTCTTATGGGTTTTATTGATGATTTTACGATTAACGATGGTCATAAATTAAATTTTGAAGTTCCTTTAACAGCTATAGAAGTTACCGCGACTGACATCGTAACAGAAGTAGAGGTTCCAAGCGAAGTGCCTTCTGATGGTGGTAATTTTGAAATAACAATAACTGGTCAACCAGGTTCTGTTGGAACTGTTAATCTTTTTAAAACAGCAAGTCTAACAGACGGTACAATAAAAACCCCTTTTGCTAGTGATCTTCTTGAGCTTAGATTTAGCGAATATGATTTTGAAAATCAAGTTTTCACTGCGTTTGATGGCGCTTCTTTTGGTTTACCAGACATTAAATTCCAAGATAGAACTGGTGATCAATTTACGTTAGATGAAAACGGTAAAGCAACTAAAGAGTTTAAGTTAGATCCAATTTATTACGAGAATACAGCTGGGACAGCGCAGAGGTATGATTTAATTATAGAAGATAGAGGTTCACAGAAAAAAGGTAAAATTACTAAAATAAACGCTTCACGTAAAAGTATTATACAAAGAGGCTTACTTACAGGTACAATAAGTTTATCAACACTTGAATCTTCTAACTTTGCCACTCTTCCTTCTAATATAACCTTTACTAGACCAGAAAAAATAGCTGGTGATGTTCGCGGTCAACAAACAAACTCATATATTATACATAGAGGTGGTACTGGCGGAGTGTCTTCTACTAGGTTAACACTAAATACAGCTAATGAAAACATATTGCCTGGTATGCTTATTACAGGTAGCGGTATACCTCATGGAACAACGGTATCAAGCGTGACAAATAATTCCATAATACTAAGCTCAGCTTCTACTGTAGAAAACGATACTAGACTTAGATTTGAAAGAAATGCGGTTGACGTAGTTCCTTTTTCATTTACTGTATCACCAGCGCCAGGCAAAGTTTTAAGCGTACAAGATAGCACCCATTTAAAAGTTGGTGGAGTTAACTCAGGTGACTTAAAAAGATTTTTACAAGGCAGCGTTTCAAATAGCACTACTGTAAATCTTCTTGATGGAATTGGTATAATCACTGGCCTTAGTTTCTTAACAGTTCAGCCTTTTACAACTGGGTATCACGGAACAAGAGGTATAGCGCCTGGTATGATTGTAAAAGATCCTGCTGACGGAACAATAGTAGGGACTGTAGCTTCTATAACTGACGTTAACACTTTTGAGATGGAAGCTGCTGGTTCTGTTTCTAGCGCATCTAGCGAAATTATAATTGAACCTGCGAATCCTCACGTTACTTTAATAAACATTCAAACAAGTAAAGTAGGTAACGATATTGTTATATCTGGTAATTTAAAAGTTAGAGAGTTAGAGAAAAGCTCTACGTTCCCGATATACATAGATTCATTAATTACAACACACAACTAATATGCCTTATTCTTTAACTCTAACGTTCTCTGCGCCGTTAAACTCTTCGTGTCAAGTTGGAGATACTGCGTATTATGTAGATACTTCAAGTGACGGTGGTTTTACAAAAAACAGTGGATCTGTTGTAGAAATAGGACAGATAAGACAGATAAACAACGCTGAGTCATCTAGCCCAGTAGTTATATGTGACACTATATTACCAGGCGCGTTAAATAGTACTAACAAGTTTGTATTGTTTAGCAAAGACAACAAAGCTAATTTAAGTTCTATATTAGGATACTATGCTAGCGTTAAGTTCGTAAACAACTCTACAACTGAAGCAGAGCTGTTCTCTATAGGCATGGATGCTTTTGAAAGTAGTAAATAAACACTAATAAGTGTAACTATATATCAGTATACTTTAATTAAATTTAATGACTGATAACAAGTTACAAAAAAGCTTTAGAAAAGCAGTAACGCAACTCGAGCAAGATCTGTTTGAATTAGCAGACGGAGAAAACATTATAAAAGGTACTGAAGATAAGCCTATAGTTACTGATAGTCAAATACTACCGATAGAACATTTTTTCATGGAAGGTGTATACATACGCAAGATGACAATGCGTAAAGACTCAGCGGTAGTAGGCGCAATACATAAGCACTTACATATGTGCTTTCTAACAGAAGGGCACGTGTCTGTTGCAGATGAAAAAGGAACAAAAGAGTACATAGCGCCTTGTCATATAATAGCTACACCAGGTATTAAACGTGTCTTATATGCGCATGAAAATTCAGTGTGGTATAATACCCATAAAAATCCTACAAACACAACTAACATAGACGAGATTGAACGAGAGACGGTGTCTGTAGATTATAAACAATACGATGAATACATTAAAAATAAATAGATCATGAGTTTCGCATTAGTAGTAACAGGTGCGGTAACTGCTATTGGTGGTACTATTAAAGCTATTGATGGTGCTAAAAGATCCAAAGCAGCAGCAGAGGCGGCTAAAAAAGCGGCGGCAGATTTAGACGCGCAAAAAGAAATGTTTAAAGGATTAGACACAAGTAACCCTTATCTTAATATAGAAAACGCGTACGAAGATCTTACAATAAACCAGCAAGAGGCTGAGTTTATGAAGCAACAACAGATGCAGCAACAAGCTAATTTAATGCAAGGTATGCGTGGTGCTGCTGGTGGATCTGGTATTGCTGCGCTGGCTCAAACGTTAGCTAATCAAGGTTCGTTAGATGCGCAGAAAGCAGCGGCATCAATTGGTACGCAAGAAGCTGCTAACCAGCAGAGAGCAGCTGATGAAACATCTAAACTTGCCAGCCTTGAACGTGAGGGCGAACTTATATCTAGACAAGCTGAGATGGGTAAGATAGAATCTCTCATGGGCATGTCGGCTGACGAACTAGCAGTTCAAAGAGAGGCTCAAAGACTAGCGCAGCAACAGAAAATGGAGGGTATACAACAAGGAGTGCAAGGTTTAGGAACTGCGGCTGTTGGTGGTATATCTAAAAGTATGGGTGATGATGGCGCAGAGTTTAGAAGCGAGTATATGAAAATGATGGCCGGATCAGAATAATAAAATAATATGTCAAAAGAAGCAGCAAGCAGATCGTTAGATTATAGATTACGTGCAGACACGTTGGACCGTATTAAAGGCGCGGCAGAAGCTGGACTACGTCAAGAAGGTGATGTAATGCCAGGCGATGCACTTATTGGTCTTGGCCAACAGGCAAGCGTAGCAGTCGAAGCAGCTAGTAGAGCTAAAGAAGCAGAAAAAGAAAGGCATGAGTTAGCTGTAGAAAGTTTTAACACCGCTTTAGATAACCTTGGCTCTAGACAAAGTGCTTATTCAACAAATACATTTGATCAAGCAAAGGCTTTTGAAGAAGGTCAACGCGAAGCGTTTTTAGCCGCAGATAAAAAAACGCAGGAGACTATGCTCAAGGAAATGGGTGAGCGTAATGCGTCTATACAAGGTATGAAGGAACAAGTTACTATATTAGAAGATGTAATGAATCCTGTAGACAGTGCTGGAAACGCTACGCCTTCTGGTCTTGATTTAGAAATGCTAGAAAATATACCGGGAGGTACTGCGATGCTTAATAACATGAAAGAGTTAATAAGCCAAAAAAACACTGTGCTAAAGTACGATGAAGATAATGAAGCATACTTTGAGTATGGCGATCCACCACAGCAGATATATAAAAAAGATGTAACCTCGTTTATTGAAATGGCTACTAAACCAGCTAACGAAGCTAAAGCGTTTGGAAATCTTATGATGAATGTTTCTGCTACAGCTATGGTCATGCCTGCGCCAGATCCTAAAGCTCAAGCCGGAGAGGATTTCCCCGTAGTTGAGCAAAAGCGTAAAGAGTTAATTAATCAAGCTAGCGATTGGGTTAACACGAACATTAATGAGAATAACGCTGGAAGGATGATGAACAGCGGATCTGTGTTTATGAACAACGGTAAAAGCTTTAGACAGATATTGCAAGATTCAGACGCTTTATTTAATGGCGTAGCATTAGATTCGTTTTTAATTAATGTAGAAAATGAGGCAACTGGTAAACCTGTAGATATTAATAATGATGGTAAGCGAGACGCAGATGATACTGCAATTATAGTAGATCTTATAGGAAACGATAGAGACAAACTCATTAGTATGATTCAAGAAGACGTTGATCTTTTTAGAATGATTGTTATGGGCTACGTGCAAACTAACGTCAACAGTACATTTGATAACAATAGAGCAACAGCACCTATTAAAGACAGACTAGGATCTGGGTCACTTAATAAGTAATAATGCAAGAATTATATACAAAGTTATTTCAACAAGAGCTTTATACAAACTCGTTTGAGCAGTTTAAAATAGACTATGGTTCACCAGAGGGTGCTAGAGAACTATACAATAAACTTGCTGTACAAAGCGATTTGTATACTAATAGTTTTAGTGATTTTCAAAGAGATTACTCTATTGGTTTACCTGAATCACAGCCTACTTCGCAGGGTAATACAGTAAAGCGTAATATAGGCAGCACTATGCTTGATGTAGGTGTCACTCGTTCTAGCGCAACTGAAGAAGACAACACAACGACTGGACTTTTTGGAACGCAGATAAAGAGCACTTTTGATGTTTCACAAAACATACAGATGCCTGAGGTTTCCTACGATATGCCGGACACTACTGGAGTTATTGATTTTGATCAATCATTACTTAACTTAAGCTTAGATGTACCAGAGCCAACAACTTCGCAAGTTCCCGAATATACAAATGAAAACGATCCGTTTGGCTTAGCTGCTAGCCTTGGTATAGACACGGGCACTCCTGAATATCAGAGAATGCTAGAGCTCGCGGCTCTTTTGCGCGAAGCAGAACAAAAGCGTTTAGAAGGTCCTACGCCAATGCAGATTTCTGAGGAAGAGCAGAGGATTACGGATTTAATGATGTACGGAGAAGAGCCGGTAGAAGAAGAGCCGTCAGAAGAAGATAAAGAAAAAGAGGCTCTTATAGCTAAGATGAGAGAAGAAGGCGCTGGTATTCTTGAATCACAACAACAGGGTTATAGTTCTGAAGAAAATCTTGTTAGAGCTAACAATGCTGAAAAACCTGAGATACAAGGTATCAACAATTGGTATACTGAAAACAGTGATCGATTAAATAAAATCGAACTTGATACACCTGTAATATCACCTAACGCAACGGCAGAAGAGATTCAAAAGGCACAAGAGGCTATGCAAGAGCAGTGGTCTAATAAGGTAGAGGAGTTATATAATCAAGAGGTTGTAGAGCCGTATAACGAAGCTCTTAAAGTATATCAAAAAGCTGTAGCTACAAAAGAAAAGACAAAAGCTAGAGAAATTGTAACTGAGGTTATTAACAATAATATTGGTGGCTGGTGGTCTGAAGAGAATATGGCGAAAAACCTCAAAGAAGTACTTCCTGTTGAATACCAAATAGAAGAAGGCATTGGAGAGTACTCTGAAGGTACCGCTACGCGTCTTAGCGTTAATAATATAACTATAACTAATTCTCACGGTGTAGCAAGGAATTTTAATCTTAGAAGTAGCACGGAGTTTGCTAAAGAGCTATTTGAGTTTTTAGAAGAAGACCCTACTTTAACTGATGAAAAAGGGGAGGAGTGGGTAGAGCAAAAAGAAGCTTTTTCAAGAAATTGGCTAGATAATTATTTTGGAGAAGGCGGAAGCGGTTTCCATGCTTTTATGGACGACCCGCAACGTGTTGAAGACATACAAGCGGGAATTATTACAATAGATGATGCTCTTAAAGAAATAAAAGGTCGTTTAGGTACTGAAGATGCTTGGACGTTATTTGGTGAAAAAGTTAGACAGGCTTATCCTGCTTTAACTGATTCAGATATAGATCACATTATTAAAGAAAGGTATCACGCCGAAATTGAGGCTCACAAAAACAAAGGTTTAGACAATTTAGCAGCTGGCTTTGATGAGAGATTATTACAAGGAGACATAACGCTTACCGAGCTCCACCCTGGCGTACCAGTTGGTGAGCATGATCCCGATAGGAATACTCTTAACTACAACGTAAATGTTTATCAAGCTAAAGAAGGACGAACCGTAAGCATAAAAGACGCAGAACAATTCTTTAAAACATATACTGCCTCTCAGATTAATACTATTGAGGATCCTTTGATGAGAGAGTTGGCTAGCATCAACATGTTATTAGATAATCAAGAAAACTTGCGTTACGCTGAGATTCAATTTTATCTAAACAAAAGAGATCAGATCATACAGCAGATTAAAGAGGAAGGTGGAGAATATGAAATGCTATTTGATTTAACTACAGGGCAATTAATTAGACCAGTTGGTAAAGACAATCCATTTGTTACCGAAAATACTGAAGACGTTACTGGAGAAATACAGCAGCAAGAAAAAGAATTAAGAGCAGAATTTGCAAGTAATCCACACTTAACGCCAAGAGATATGGCTAGAGAGGCTTACGAAAAAAATGCTAAGGCTCTAGCTGTTTTAAACGCGCAGCTAAACGAAGTTCAAAGATTTGAGTTTTATCGACCGGAACTTACTTTAGAGGAACGGGTTCAAGTTAGTGAGCCTAGTACACGCGCAGGTGTAGATGTTAGAGATATGACCGTGCGCGAGGCGTTGATTAAGTCTAACTATGCTGATGGAGCCGAGGACTTTATTGAATACCATACAGACGCATTTGGATCTAAAGTACAAGGCGGTCAGATCATGTATTTCCACGCTTTTAGCGCAGATGGAGTTGCACAGAGAAATATATTAAGGCAGCAAATGCGAGACCTTAAAATACAGCAAGAGGCATTAAAAAGAATATATCTTTTAAATGAAGATGTTATATCTATAGAAAAGAATAACGCTCAAAACTATACAAAGTTAGCTATTATGAGTCTGCCTTTTGCAGGTACTATAGGGAACATGTTAGCTCCTGAAACCATGGCTTTTGGTGGTGTTCCGACAGAAAGAGAAGTTATAGATGAGTATATTCCTACTTTAACTAACGCTGGTATTGAAATTAGAGGAGATCAAAAAGCTTATGTTGATCGAAGTTTTGGAGAACAATTTGGCGAGGGGCTTGCTTCTAGCGCAGGTATACTTGTTGAGTTTGCCATAGCAAACAAGGCTGCAGCTGCATTAAGAACAGCTAGAATTTTTTCTGGTGGTACTAAAAGCTTAGATATGATACTCAAAGCGCATAAAGCTAAGAGATATTGGAACGGAAAACAAGCTTTAACTGTAGCTCAAGCAACAGCAGCGGCAAACAACGCTAAATTACCTTTGTCAGTGTACTTAGCTCAAGGTGGTTATAACGCAACTAAAAGCGCTAGCTTAGCTTCTAAAGTTGGAGTTTTTCTAACTGAGTCTACTATTGAAGGGGCAAAGTTTGCTTCTTTGCCTTCTTCTTCAGGCGCAAGACTAGAGTCGTTTGCTACTGGTTTTGGCTTTGGTGGTGCAACACAGATTTTATCACCGATGCTAGGTACTATAAATGCGAGCACGTTTAGTCCAGCCTTTCAAAAAACTAGATTTGGCGCTATGATGGCTAACAACGCTCCAAGGCTAGAAAAAATATATAACTTAGCGTTTAAAGGACCTTTAAGCTTCACAGTTGGTAGTGAAGTTGGAGAACTTGGACTTGCTTTGACTGACGACTTAATGGGTTACGAAGAGTTTAGTGGCATGATAGAAGAGCACTATGGCGATGGATCAAGTAACTTACAACGCTGGGCTAGCAACTGGGCTATGGGTACAGCTTTTGGTTTTACGCACGCTGCCGCTTACAAAAAAGCCGGTACAATAGAAAGTTTAAGAGAAGCTAAAAAAGAAGCAGAAGACGCTATCTTTGAAACACGAGACAACTACGTTATTAGAAATAAAAAAACAGGTGAAGTTTTTGAAGCACCTAGTAAGAAAAACTACCAGACAAAAGATTTTGAAATAATCGAAAGACCTGGTATGAGGAAGTGGCGTACTAAGAAAAAGAACGGAGAGCCCATGACTCAAGAATATCTTGTAGACATGTACCAGTTAAGTCAAAATTTATCGCAGCAATTAAGAAGAAGTGAAGATGGTTTAGACTTAATAGATAGAACTATAGGCGCTTCAAGATTAAAGACTAGAACCTTAGAGCAAGTTAAGCACTATAAAGAAAAAGGCGCTAACGTTGAAGTAGAATATGGTAGTCCTGAAACATACATAATACGAGATAAAAGAACTGGTAAGGTAAGAGAGGTTAACAAGAAGCCTAGTGGATCAGGCGCTGCTAACTACGAGATCTTAATGGAACCTATGGGTAATAGAAACGCAGAGGTCTATTACAAAGATAAAGACGGCAATATAATGGACGTCGGCTTAATGGGTAAAAAAGTTAAAGGCTCAACAGTAGTAGTAAGATATAACGTAGAAAAATTTGCAGAAGGATATGCTCCGCACGAGCTAGGTCACTCAGGTATGGAAATACTGTTTGGTACTAACGCTAGATTTAAAAGCGATTTCGTGCAAAAACTTATGGGTATAGCTAAAGAAATTAAACTTGGCGTAGGTCCAGATGGAGAGTTACCACTTTTTGAAAATCTTTACGATCAGATAGTAGAGCAGAACCGTTTATTTGATGTAGAAAAAACACCATGGGAAGCCGCTAAAGCAAAAGACTGGGAGCTATTTAGCCATATAGCTGAGCACTTATCTAAGCCAGAAAACTTAAGAGAGCTAAGAAAAGCAAACGCGTTTGGTAAAGTTAGAGATTTAGTTAGGCAAACTGTAGGAAAAGAATTAAACCAAGAATATAACTTTACAAAAGAGGCAGACATAGTAGAGTTCTTTGGTAACTATATTGAAAGCATTAACAGAGGTAAGAACAGTTTAAAAGTGCTTGAGCATTTGCAAGATGTTATAGCTGAGCCAAGTAGCCCTGAGGCTAGAGAGATGGAAAGGCTTTACAACGAGCAAGGTATACATTTTACTGAAACAAGTAGATTAGCTTCAGAGTCTAACAGACGACGTGATCTTATTAAAGAGAACGTTGATTTGTTTAAAAATAAGCCAGAAGGTTATGAGGCTAAAATGCAGGAAAATATACAAGCTATTAGATCAATAGATGATCTTTTAGTGATAAATAGACCTGCACAAAACGAATCAGACAACGCTAGAAAAGAAAGAGTAAATAGAATACATGCTGGCCATAAGGACGTTATGTTTAGCAAAGACTTAGTAGGTAGAGACGCTCAACGACAAGGGGAGGCTATTGATGCTATAATAAGTTCTTATAGAGGTAAGACCATAGCTGTGGCTAAAAGTCAAGGAAGATTTGAAACGCCTACATTTGAGAACATGTCTAAGTCTGAAAGAGAAGATTTTGCATGGGATATTACTAGGCCAGAACTATTAAAACACCTAGATGCTTTTAATAGAAAGTTTAGAGAGACAGATGGAAAAGAAGGTATTGAAAATGATGATCTTGATGCTTACTTAAATTCGTACATTGTAAATAAACTAGGTACAGCATTAAAGAGACCTGGTATTGAAAAGACTGAATTTACAGGGACTACAACAGATTTAAAGCCAGGTCAAGAGCCAGCTTACACTCCTTCAGAAATGAAGTTGAACAATAAGACTGATGCTAGACTTAGAATAGATATAAGAGAAAGACTTACTGACAACGCTCCTGAAGAAAGAAAATCAAAAATACAGGAAGGTATTAAAGAGCACGGTAAATTTGTTAAGGATTATATAGAAACAACGTCTGATGCACCTACTTCATATCGTGATTTAAAAAATATAAAAACTCCAAAAGAAATAGTTGACAAAGTATTTGGTAAGAACACTGCAGAGCGCATTGAAACCATAGGTAGAACTCTAGATATAGCTAAAAAATCTGCACTACCAGAAGGAACGTTATCTACTAGGACTGGTAACGTAGAACTAGAAGGTAAAGCTATTGGTGTAGCCAACACTCTACAAACAATTAATATAGCTAAAAAAGGTCAACCAGCAAACTACAAAGAGGTTTTATACGGTACTCCTAAAAAATTCGCAGAGTTTGTATCTAAAGAGACTGGAAGACTTACAGCTGAAGCAGATCCTACTGGTCAAGGCAATACACCTAAAGAATTACTTAAACTAAGTAGAGCTGAAACGCTTAAGAGGTTAGGTATAAAAGAAGTTGAAGTTGGTGGTGGTGAAGTTAGATATGACATTGACAATACGCTAGCTAAGGAATACGCTAGTGAACCTGGCTCTAAGAGCGAGAAGGCTATTGCACGAAACATAGAAGGTATTAGAAAGAACTACATGGAAGAAGTAGTTAGAGGTATGACGTACCAGGTTGCCATGGAGAACTTGCCTGCTGTGTCTCAAAAGCTAGGTATTGCTACAGAGATTTTAGCTAATCAGATTAGCGCGGGTAAAGCTAGACTTGCTAGTAAAACTTTAGAGATGAAAGATTTTACTGAGCAAATGGAGTTTTTAGATCAAATCGAAAGTAAAGAGTTTAAAGATTTGTATGAAAAAGCCGTGGCTGAAAGAGAAGAGAAGGCTTTTGAGCATGCTATGATAACTCACTTTGCAAACAACCCTGTTGAAAATATAAGCAAGACAGACATAAAGAACATTGCAAAGCAACTTGAAGCGCAGTTTACGTTTACAACTATGACGCCTAAGAGAGCTATTGAAGCGTCTATGAAAGCCATTGCATACCCAAAAAGCTTGCAATCAATAGAGGCTAAGTATGGGTTTGAAGCTCTTGAAACAAAAAATCTATATGATACCATAGAAGGCATTAGAGAAGGACAAGCCGCCTTTACTATGGAGGGTGGTATTATAGAGACTTTAACTCGAACTAAGGGTAAAGGAGCGTTTGAGGCTTTAATAAAAGAAGGTGTAAGTAAAGGAGCTGGTCTTGGTACTTATAGATCGCATAGAGAGTATGAAGTACGAAATAAAAGAACTGGAAAAGTAACGAAGACTAACAAGAGGCCTAGCAAATCAGAAATTGAAAACGCTGAAAATCCATTAGAAATTTTAAGCGAAACCCTTATTAAGACTGCAGAGCAGAACATGATTGAGGGAAACACCGAGTTTAGAAGCGACAACAGGTTTGCTTTGTTTGAAACAGCTGCTAAAGCACAAGAGGCTGCTGATGGTGTGTACGCTAGACTAGAGTCTGAAGGTGTTAAGCTAAAAGACTACGAAGGATCTTCACGTGCAAATTCAGACGCGGTTGGTAAGAAAAAAAGAGTATTAGAAGGAGTCACAGGAAAAGACGGAGCGTGGGATTTAAAAGCCCGCGAAGAGTTTGATAGGATAGGCGAAGAAAATAAAAAAGCTTTATTTGATGGTAAAGGAAAGTCATCTGTAGTAGAAGCAATGAAAGATATGTACGTTAATGGCGACATAACGTACCGTCAAGTTAGGCAAATCGTTGAAGGGCAAGGAGGTCCTATGGAAGGCTTGATTAAAAAATCAGCTTCGCTAGCCGTGTTACCTGAAACGAGTAGAGCAGATATAGAGGCTGTATACGGAAAAAATTGGGTTCTTGAACATACTACTCCAGCTCAGTACGTAAAAGCTAGAATATATGATTACATATTATCTGGAGGTAAGGCGCCACAAGCTAAAGCCTTAAAACTTACTCTTAGAGATTATCATACTACTCTTATACCAGAGTCGTTAGACACAATGGTAAATAAAATATTAAAAACTGATTTACCATCGTTCCACGTACCAGGTATGGATCCTATAGAATCTAGGTATTATATGGCTAACCATAAATCTCCTTTTGATTTATCGTTAGTTAACTATAGAAATAATAAAGTCTATAGCAAAACAGGTTTATCTGTTGCTGAAATATCTAGAAGAGGTGCTATGCTTAGAGAGTCTTATGCAGAGATGATAAGCCCTCGTTTAGCATCAAAAAATTTAGAGCCTACCCGTATGCTTGAGCAAATGGAAACTATGAAGAAGGCTGTAGCTAATTCTAGAAATCCTCGTGCTAAGAAGAAGGGTATGAGCACGTTTGATTTTGACGAGACTTTAATTGTAGATGGAGAAAACTTCGTTGTAGCAACTAAAGATGGTAAGCGTGTAGAAATTAGTAGCGAAAAGTGGCCTATAGAAGGTCCTAAGTATGCTGAGCAAGGGTATGAATTTGACTTTTCTGATTTTGCAAATGTAAGAGGTGGTACCGACGGGCCACTGCTACAGAAGATGAGAAATCAAATAAGCAAGTATGGATCAAACAATGTGTTTGTATTGACAGCCAGACAACAAGCGTCGGCTGAACCTATACATAGTTGGCTTAAAAGCAAAGGCATAGACATACCTTTAGAAAATATTACTGGTCTAGGCAAGAGTGAAGGCGCGGCAAAGGCTCAGTGGATGTTAGAAAAGTTTGCTGAAGGTTATAACGATATGTACTTTGTCGATGACGCTTTACCTAACGTTGAAGCTGTTAGAGAAGTGTTAAGCCAACTTGATATTAAGTCTAACGTTCAACAAGCGCGTAGACTAGCTTCGAAAGACATGAACTTAGAGTTCAATCAAATGATTGAGCGTAAAACTGGCATTGGTTACCAAAAGATATTTAGCGGAGCTAAAGGTAAAATGCTAGGTAAGCGTAGATATACTCAGTCAATTGTAGTGCCTGGCGCTCAAGACTTTATGGGCCTTATGCAAAACTTTATGGGTAAAGGTAAACGAGGTGATGCTGACAGAGCTTTCTTTGAAGAAAACTTAGTTAAGCCTTTTGCTAGAGCTACTAAAGAAATGAACGAAGCTAGACAAAGATCTTCTGAAGATCTTAAGGCTTTGTATAAAGATATACCTAGTGTTAAAAGAAAATTAAACAAACGACTACCTGGATCTGCTTTTACGTATGATCAAGCTATTAGGACTTACTTATGGGAGAAAAACGGTTTTAATATTCCTGAGTTATCTATGAGAGATTTAAAGTCACTGACTGATGTTGTTAACAAAGACGTTGAATTACGTAACTTTGCCGAGCAATTAAATATGATAGGTAAAGGCACGTGGGTTGAACCATCAGCTAACTGGATAGGTGAAACTATTGTATCAGATTTGTTTAACTTAAATAACAAAGCTAGACGAGCTGAATACCTACAAGAGTGGCAAGAAAATATCGACACTATATTCTCACCAACTAATCTAAATAAAATTGAAGCCACTCAAGGTAGTAAATTTAGAGAAGCTCTTGAAGATTCTATATATAGAATGAAGACAGGTTCTAATAGACCTACAGGTGCTAATAGGTTAACTAATCAGTTTAATAATTGGATCAACGGTTCTGTTGGAGCTACGATGTTCTTGAATATGAGATCGGCTATGCTTCAGACTATATCCGCAACAAACTACATTAACTGGTCGTTTAACAATCCGGTTGCTGCGGCAAGAGCATTTGGTAACCAAAAACAATATTGGAAAGATTTTTCTATGTTATGGAACTCACCAATGCTTAAGCAAAGAAGATCTGGTCTTGAGTATAACGTGCAAGAAGCTGAGCTTGCAGCTGCTATGGCTGGCCAGAAAAACAAGGCTAAAGCAGCTGTTGCTTGGTTAATTAAAAAAGGATTTACGCCTACGCAAGTTGCTGATAGTTTTGCAATATGTGGCGGTGGTGCTACCTACTATAGAAATAAAGTAAGAGAGCTTACGAAGCAAGGCGTAAGTAAAGCTGAGGCTCAAGAAAGAGCTTTTTTAGAATTCCAAGAGTTAACAGAAACTAATCAGCAATCATCGAGAGCAGATCTTATATCTCAACAACAAGCGTCTGGTTTAGGTAGAACTATACTTGCGTGGTCTAATACACCTATGCAGTATATGCGTATACAAGAAAAAGCGGCTAGAGATATAGTAAACGGTAGAGGTGACTTAAAAGCTAACATGTCTAAGATCGCTTATTACGGAGTTATACAGTCAGCTATATTCTCTTCATTACAAAACGCTTTGTTTAGATGGGGACTAGAGGAAGAAGACGAAAACAACGAAGCTGATAATAAAGATTTAAACGCATCTATTGATAGAACGGTAAATACAGTTATTGATTCTCAACTTAGAGGTACTGGTGTTCTTGGTGCAGCGCTAAGTGCTATACGTAACACGGTGCTTGAGTTTGAAAAGCAAGAGGCGAAAGCTTATGACGATAGTTTTTTGAGCTCTCCAGATCACAGTAGAACTGTTCTTCAGCTAACTAGTTTTTCTCCTGTTATAAGTTCTAAGTTACGTAAGCTATACTCAGCAGGTAATGAATGGAACTATAATAGAGAGGCTATAAGCGAGATGGGTTTTGATATTGATAATCCTGCTATACACGCTGGCGCAAACGTACTTGAAGCTGTAACTAACTTGCCTTTCGCTAGACTTGTACAGAAAGTAGATAACATACAAGGCGTGCTAGATAGTAATAACGAAACTTGGCAACGCGTGGCGTTATTAATGGGTTATCCTAAGTGGCAGCTTGGTATTGAAGATACGGAAGTTGAAGAAGCTAAGCAAAGAGGTAGAGATAGGATCAAAGCTATAAAAGACGCTGAAAGAGAGATAGAAAAACAACAAAAAGAGATAGTAAAAGCAGATGAAGAGCTTGCGGAAATAGAAGATAATATACTTGACCAGGACGAGGAGAGAGAGCAAGGCGCGAAAGAAGTTCAATGCGCTGCGGTAAGTAGATCCGGTAAGCGATGTTCAAATATGGCTTTACCTGGTGAAAACTTCTGCACAATACATATGCCAGTGCCGCAGCAAAAAGATGAGGTACAGTGCTCACATATAAAGAAAGACGGCAAACGTTGTAAAATGAAAACTAAAAATAAATCAGGAAAATGCTACTACCACGATTAAGTTTATTACTAACCTTACTATTTAGCTGTACAGTACTACAAGCTCAAGAGTTAAAGAAAGCATTTAAGTTTTCTACTTTTTATGCAGCTGTCAATGGAGGTAACTCCGTGTCAGATCAGACTGTATACTCTGTTACTAACGGGCTAACTCAAGAAACTATAGCAACACCGTTTGACTATAGCTTATCTATGGGTGTTCGTAAAATCGCTAGGTTTGGTTATGAAAACAGAGCTAACGCTTTTTATGACGGATCAGAGACATCTTGGTCTGCTGATGCTAATATAGGTAAGCGAAACGGTATAGAGTTTCTTGGAGAAGTTACATACGAAAGACAGCAAGGCCGGGAGTTCTTTAATCAACACCACTTTTTTCGTTACATCGGAGATAAAGTTATGGCAAAGGTTGAATACCTTGAAGACGGGTTTGCAGACATTGAATACTTTGAAGGATCACAACGATTTCGACTTAAGCTTGGTAACAAGTTTTCTTTGCACGCAGGTGTCGCACAACGTATCTCAGAGCCTTACGGATATGATCCACTTGAAGAGTGGAAGCTGGCAACAGGAGACATACACTATACTTAC